TTATTTACTCTTAATAAGCTTGCCTTTCTTCAGCAAATTAAGTAACTTTGTATTCTGTGATGCACTACCTTTGTAATTTTTGATACCATTTAAGTTCGCAATCTTTTTTCTATTGTTCTTCGAAGAATTAATGCTCAAGGATTTCAGAGCATCCACAAGCGATTTCGACTTGCCTTTATATTTTGGATAATATACAGTCTTTTTCCTAACAGGTTTCTTTGTATTCTCTTCAACTTTTTTCTTCATTGGCTCTTTATAAAGTACATTTAAGTCAAAGTTTCCGCTGTTACCGTTTGAAATCGTCTTCGGGAAACGTCCCTTAGATGTGTACTGCCATGCAATGTTGGCTGCGACAGGTTTTTTCTCCTGGTCCGGATTTGTTGCAATCTGCATCCGTTTATCTCCCTGATAATAACGGGCAATCCACCAATTGTTACATTTTACGAGTTTTCTATCAATATGTTCGTTGTAGTAACTCATGCCGGTGTAAACGCCGAACAGATAGCCTCTCTCCTCTACAACCTGCTGTGCTGCGTTAATGATTGCAGCAATTTTTGCTTTGCTCAGACTTGCCTGTACCTTATCCTCGATATCAAACCACACGCCATAAGTAAAATGTTCTTTGTCAATCTTATCAAGGATATCACAGACCAATTTCATATCGGATTTAGCCTTTGTTGCTGTAGTTGCGTATGAATAATTATACACTCCCCAGTCGATTTTATTTTTATTGCAGGCTGCATAATTCTCATTGAACTTTTTGTCTCTGTTCAGGTCCTTTCTGATAATCTTTAAAATCGCTCCCTGACATCCGTATGATTTCGCTTTTTTCCAGTCCACAACTCCGTTATAACTCGATACATCAATCAGTTTTCTCATGTCTATTCCTCCTCTTTCGGTAGCTCATCTGTCATATCATCCAGAAATTTCTGTATATACTCTCTTACTCGTTCCGGAACCGGCAATCCGCAAAGTGTCATATTTTTCAGAATGCTAACAGCTTCATACAATACAAATAAAAGGCAGAAAAATTCGCACACTCCCATCTTCTGAATGCCCAACAACTGAATATATTTGTCCGGAACCATAAATAGAACATTGATATGCATAATAATATCTGTCAGCATCAATAAACCTACAGAGAGTAACATGGCCACTTTACGGATTGCTCCATCGATGCCGACACAACTATTGAACTTATGCTCTTTAATCGCTCGAAGTACTCCTAATATTGTATCCAGAGCTACTGCAATTAATAAAATTTCAAAAAATGAATTTCCTGCTAATAATTTAAAAACTTCATGTAACATAATCTTTTCCTCCTATTTTACAATAACTATTCCTCTGTACTTCTCGTTCGTACACTTTTTCTTGTTTTCTTTTTCGACTGTCGTTACGTTTTTGTGCCCGTCCGAAAACCTCCATACCCTACCTGTCTTGTCGTCTCGTAATAAGACAACCGTATGGATCGGGTCCCCCTCCTCGAAAAGAACCATATAACCCTTTCGCAATTTTGCTTCCAGCTGAGCGTTCGTCAATGATTTGTGATAGACTGCAGGTTTTCCGGGACAGATCTGGTTAATTCCCTTAACAATTTCTGTAAGTGGATACTTTGCTCCGCATTTTAATTTTTTTCTTGCGAAGTTTAAGCAATGCTGCATTTTTTTCTTGATGCCTTTGTATCGCAGTGCCATATAAAACGCTACCAAACTACAGCCATGCGTCCTAACGAACGAAGATTTGAAATTGTACTGGCTTGGCACTGGAATCTGCCTTCCGTTATCTAATACAATCCGCCAGGGAAACTTCTTTTTGCTTTTTTTGTTTTTGTTTGCTTTTACTCTCGTTTTAACCACCTCCTAGAGAGCGAAAAAATACACCACAAAGACAATTATCTCTGTGGTGTATAAATAAAAATATGATATTATTAATTTATAGCCTTTCACTTGGGTTATTATTTTTTCATAATTTTTTAAAGCAGCTCTTTCGGGAGCTGTTTTCCTTTTTCTATTGCAGCCTTTTTAATCCTGCCATGTGGCTTTCTTTCTGATACAAATAATGCTGGACTATCGTCTTCTCTGATTTCTAAATATTTTTTTAATGCTAATTCAGCTCTGGCGTTGATATAAGAGATTCTGTGTTTATTGCCTTTACCAAATAGTAATACTTCCTTTTTTGCAAAGTCTACATCTGTAATATCTGCCCGTTCCATCTCTGTTACACGACAGCCCGTACTGTACAGGAACTCTATGATCGCGGCATCTCGAATTGTCTGGCAGGTGTTTCTAAGCATCTCTAGCTCTATCGCCGTCAGAGGATTTCTCTTCGGACGTTCGTATTTAATTGGCCGGATACTACGACATGGATTGCTTCCTATGTATTGTTCATTTGCCGCCCACTCTAAAAACGAGTGTATGATTGTGCGTCTGCTATCTAGGGTGGCATTACTAAGCTGTCTTTCCTGCTGGACCTTATACAGATATACCCGGATATCGTTTGTTGTTATTTTTTCAATCTTTTTATTAAGGCAGTAGAAGAAATGTTTTAGAACCATGTTGTATAGCTCCAGTGACTTCATGCTCATACCTTCGATTTTTCTCGTTACAAAGAAAACTTCGTAACACTCTGGAAGGTAACCTTCATAGATTGCTACTTCTGTACTCTTTTTCCGGATATCATACTCAGAAACATGAATCATTAATTGCTTATACACGATGTTTAAATCGACATCTGAAATCAGATCAGTTACTTTTGCCATGAACTCATTAACAAATTGTTCTTGCATAAATACTCCTCCTTTGCAGCTACACAAAGGCAGAAGTATATGTTATACTATTTATGCCCTTGTGGTGCTTGGAGCTAAACTGTTTGATTGGTAGTCGGGAGTTCAGCTCCGTTTTTTGTTTACATGAGTATCATGACATATTTTATTTTTTCGAAATTTTTAGAAGAAACTTTTTAACATACTTTTGCGAAAAGAAAGCACACATATATCTGTGCATTAAATACACTCTTATATGTGTGCTTTTATTTCATTGCTATATCTGTGGCTTTTTTTCACTTATATACCTGTGCATTTATTTCACTTCTATATATGTGCTTTATTTTCACAGTTATATCTGCGATTTATTGGCACACATATATGAGTGATTTTAAATCACTCAAGTCGGATTTTATCCTTCCTTTTTTTAATTCCTTTTCCTGAAATCATCCCTAGTGAAAAATGCTTCGCATTTGTTCAAGGAGTTTGGGATCTTTTCTTTCTCTCTTTTGAAATCCAGTTTGCGTATAACTTATTACGCTTTTTGAGTTCTAAGAATACACACTATCAAGTGTTATTATCCCATGTATACCTACAAGGATATCTGTTCTTTTTTTATCTATGCAACGTTCAACAAGTTCTCTATAATACCTTCCTTGCTTTACAATGATTTCTATATTTCTGTAATTGAATGTCAACTCATCGGGAACCCTCCACTCTCTTTCATGAGTCCAATCAACATATGAATCTTTATTAGATAAATTTAAATCTACAATACGCCAATATTCACTTTCTGGAAGCAATGATTTCATAATATCTTTATTTTCATATATAACCGGTCTTCCTCCTTTATTATATATAAAACCTTTATGAAATCTTATTCCAAAGGGCGAATACCTAACTTTATCATTCAATACCTTTTCATACATTAAATTTTCTGCAATGGCGCTTAATGGTAGTTCTTGAAGGCAAACCGCTTTTCTTCCTCCGTTTATAAAACCAGCATTCCCACTTCCATTTATTTTTTTGTCAATTAATATTTGCCACAAATTTTCAAATGCCTCATCATTATCTTTTCCACGAGTTAAATGTGTAATCCTGGAAACCATATCATTTCTTTTGCTTATTCTTTTATTCCAATCTTTACGCTTCATATTATCCTTCCCTTTCACCGCCATTATACAGTAAAAGAAGCATCTGTCACAAGCCTTAACCTCAATCTTTATTCTTGCAACATAACATTATTACTATTATAATCAAAAACATACGGAGGTAGTAATATGGCAAGACCAAGAAAAGAAGAAAGCCAAAAAGCTGTCAGGCAATCCGTAAGCTTTGATCCAGAGCAATTTCAACGCCTTCAGGAATACTGCACACGTGAAGAAAGAAGTGTCAGCTGGTGTGTAAGAAAAGCAATGGAACAGTGGCTAAAAGATAAGGGGGTTTGAATGACTCCCTTTCTTTTTTGCTATGTTTTATTATTAATTTTATTACCTTTAATAATATTATTAATATTAGGTCCTCAATCACTCCCTTTCTTTTTTGGTATGTTTTAGTAGTAACAAATAGCAAGATTACGCATCCTTTAGTTAATTAATCTTTTGCCAGTGTATATTTTATCAGTGAATACAACTGGTATCCCCATGATTTATGGGCGATGTTATTTGGATGGTAATTTGGTGCAGAGCCATCACTATGATTTCCATAGTATTCGATTTTCCCACCTATTGTTTCTGGCAAAATATTATCAACCGATGGATAACTTTTTACAGGATGTTGTACCAAATGTCCGCTGCAAACATATATGTTATTTGCCTCATCCTCTAATGATTCTTTTATATATTGATATATACTAAGATTTTTGTTGTGAAGTCCGGGATTGTTTTTCCATGCTATGTCTGATTCACTATAGTTTGGATACAAACACGGAAAATATGTCCCAGTTTCATCAATAGACATCAAAATAACAATGATATTAGGGTATTCAGACTTAATGGTGTTTACCACTTCGGGAATAGTTCTTTTGTATTCCTTTAAAGAAGAATTGTGATTTAAGTTAATCACAACATGCGTCGGAGTACAAAAGTCAAACGCATTTACATCGGTTACTTCTGTGCCAGCGGTCGAACCGACCTCTAACCTAGTAACACCATCATCTGCTAATGTCTTAAACTTATCAACTGCGGCTTTCAGCGAGAACTTTGAAGTTTTTTCATCAAAGAAAGGGTTCAAGTTATCCTCAGTTTGAAAAGTCTTTAGATTCAAGTCTTCTGCACTCCATCCACCTTTTCCTACTGCGTAATTCTTGTAAGTTGTTCCGTTCAGCACAAAACTGTTTGAAGACCCATACTTTTTACCATTTATAGATGTGATCCCTAACATTTTGCAGTTATTTTTAGATGCGTCATTCGCATCCTCTTTTGCATCAAGAGCAAAGAAGTATTTTACCCATGACCAATACTGGCTCGGCAAATTGAGGTCATACTTTTGATGGCTTGCTAAATATCCATCTGTCACACTATCACCTACAACAAGTATCTTAGGAAATTTTGAGTTACTAGATGTTAACCTTGAACACCTATGAATAATTTGCGTAGAAGGAACTGTGAAATTAGACGAATAAATTGGTAAAGTAGTTTTTACTTCTTTTGCTTTTTCGTTCTCAGCAAACTGCAACGCTCCAAAACACAACATTTTGTTTTTGTTTTCTGTAAATCCAACATCTTTATTAAAACATTTCGGGTCATTTATCAAATGGTCAATCCAGAGCGTAGTAGCATAGCTCCTAGATGGATTAACGTCATTATACACGCTATATATCGGAGAGGTTTCCATTATATCTAGTTGAGAAACATCGGGAGAAATATTATTCAACTTATCTTCAACAGATTTAATCCTATCATTCAATTCTTTCACAGGAGCATATTCGTAAGCCCCTTCGTCAGTCAATTCATCTACTTGACCAGCAACTACAATGGGATTGGTCTTATCTGTCTTTCTTAAAAACGAACTTTCAAAAGCTACTAAGAAGTCCCCTTCTTCGTATACATAGTGTCTCACATCTTTAACTTCGGTAGCTGTGCCTCTTATAACTTTTCCAGTTTTGTCAAGGACACAAAAAGAGCCTAAACCACTTCCACCTAAATTTGTGTACGAATATCCTTCTTTTATTGCAGGAAGAAACAAAGTCCCATATCTAGGGTCTAAGTCATATTTCCACTTGAACGCAGTATCATTGGCAAAAGTTCCTAACCTAGCAATGAATTTATTTTTTATTGCTAAATTTTTTCCAGTTTGTGCTTTTACAAAAAAGCTGTCTAAATACAATTTAAGTAGAGAATTAGTACCATTAAACGGTGTCTGTTCCGTGTTGTAAAGCGTGTTATAAAGCGTGTTATAAAGTGTTTGTTCTGCGCTGTGGTTTGCTTGCTCTGCATTGTAGAGCGTGTCTACTATGTTTTCGCAATAAGTAATCGAACCGTTATTAAACCCAACTGTGCTGGATATGAAATTATTGTTACTGATTCCTTTTTTTACTTTTAAATATTCACAGATTTTTGTCCCTTCATTTCGCACATAATAATACATTGCTTTTGTGCCGGACTCCAAACTTACTTTACTTTCTGTTAAAATATTTAAGCTGTTGCCTCTAAAAAACAATTTATTAACTTCAATTTCAACCAATTTATTCGTATCAGCTTCGACCTCAACTGAAGTTTCATAATATGCATTTGAACCATATTCGGGTTCTTCTAATAATTTTATTGTTATCGTATCTTTTACGGATGATTTTACATATAATTTAATTGTTTTGATAAAAAACGTCCTCAAAACCTCTGATATTGTAATACAACTGTTAACCAAAGGAGAAGGCGCTCCTATTGCTTTAAGGCTGTCATCAACAGTATGCTCTTTGTATGATGCATTATCATTAAAGCCATAAACTAAATCTTCCGTTAGATTACCAATTTGCTTTCTAACCGCTTCCCCAGCTGTTCCATATACAGTACCGTCCGCTCCGGTCCGAATATCTTTCGTCTCCGCTGCGTACCCGGTATAATCTGGAATCTTGAATTTATCTTCCCAATCAATCGCATATACAAGCACATCTCCCAATTGCAGGCTTACTTCCGCTGCGTCAATCGGTGCAATTTTAAAATCTACTGTATCATTTGCGCTTAACCAAAGTGGCAATGCTGCGATCTGAGTTAATGTAAAACTACCAGCGGTATTATATGATGATGCCAGTGCGGCAATACGGGTGTCATTCACAAATGGTGCTAATTCGACTCGCTTATTTGCAATGAGGGAGTTTACATGTATTCTCAGTTCAAACAAGTACAGTCCGCTCTTGTTTACTGCAATCTGATAATTTGATTTCTTGGTATATAAATAAGATAATGGGCCTCCTTGATCTGTTGTGAAAGCTGGGACGTTCGTATAGTTTCCGGAAGTTGTCGTGCACTTAACTGCAGTGTTATCGTAACTATGTAAGACTAACTTGCTCTGCTGGTATTCTCCTGCGGTTGCTGGAAGTTCTTGGATCAGATTGTCGATTCTCTTACGTTCTATATCCAACTCTGATTTACGGTCGGCAGTTTCCGTATTCATCTTATCAATTGTCGCCCTGTTTTGCGCCCGCGCAACTGTATCTTTAAATGCATATCCATTACCATCGGGATCTGTCCATCTATCAATTGTTTTATCCACTATTTCTCCTCCTTTCTTTTTACGATAAGTGTTTCTCCATCTACTTGAAATTCTAATCCTTTTACATCTAATCCTAATGTTTCGCTATCCTTACTGCATCCAATCGGCGGAAATTGTCTTTTTAATACCGGTAACATCGCCCATCTTGTATTGAATTCTTTTGTTTCCGAATCAGACAAGCAGATTGAAAATTCTGTTATTCCAACGTATTTACAAGCATCTTCTCCGACAAGCCATGAGAAATTAATTACCTCTCCTGTTGATACTTTATCTACCGGGATGTATTCGCCTTCTATGTGTCTGAGTCCTCCCCGTTCAACATTTCTAAAATTGATTTTTACTGCATAAGAAGATAAGTCAATATCTTTGTAATATGCTGGCATTTCGATTTCTAGCCGGTTAACATCCTTATCTCCAACTACTCCAAGGAGTTTTGTATCCGATGGAATATTAATTGTTCTTAAGTCATTATCTATCGTAATCATTTTGCACTCCTTTTATATTGGTCATCTGGCAGAAGATTTGAAGTACAATAAGTCAGCGAAAGGGTTTGCCCTGCAGGTAAATTCTTCACTGTCATCTCTCCAGATATTTTTATAGATACCGTTTCATTTACTTCTGCTTCTGGCCGGAATCCTTCTGGAATTTCTAATGTCGTGTTATCAATGTCACTGGCGACCGCTATATGCATAACACAGATATTTATCTGTCGAAGTATCGTTATTTTACAGGCACCACTTTCAAAAGAATATTTATACTTTTGCTGCTCTTCTGTGATTTTCTCTTTTACTAAATTCCAGATTGCTTCTAAAGCTTCTTCTCCTAATAAAGACATATCAACACCTTCCTTATGTACATATTCTTCTTACTTCCTCTGCCGTCATTTCCTGTACCCTGTTTCCGATAACCGTTGTGATGATCTGCGTTATATTCTGTCTCGTCTGCTCTGAGATACCACTTTGTTTAATCAAATAGTCTCCCAGTGTCAACGTTTTTGTTCTGTCTACTTCTGAGGTTTCTATTTTCAAAATTCTTGCCGATAAGAACAATTTGCTTTTTTCATCTACGACATTGACGGTATCTCCCAAGGCAACTTCTTTCTCTGTATTTGTGATGCTACATTCATAATTGACTGCTATCTTACAGACTGACTTTAATTCTTTCAACGCTCCTTTGAAAAGTGCTTTCTGACTGACAGTGTTTAAGTTATAGAGCTTTGTGATATGCCTCTTGGTGCCATTGACACTTCTCCCCCACTTTTCGAGGGCTTTCCGAGACTGTAAGCAATATCCTGTATCCGCTTTGCCGTCCCCATCTCTATCATCAAATGTCTGTGCTGCTACAACGAAATCTCCATCATCATACTTATAACCATCTAAGGTGACCGGTGTTCCGGAATCGTCCGAATCTCCATAGGCATAGAGAGATGTGGCAAGATTTTCAATAGATTTTGTAACTGTGATGTTATCTATATCTCTTCCTTTGCGAAGAAACACACCATTGTTACTGCCACGCTTCTTATAAATGTCTATGTATTTATGATTTACTGTGTGTCCATCCTCACTGAGGGTAAAACGATAATCAAGTTCTACCTCAAACAATTCTGCGATTTCTTTTAATCGTTCAGAGCGTGTCTGCTCGGAGAATTCACACAGTTTCGTTGTGTTATCTGTTACTTTATTGATATCAATCTCGTAGCCACTGCCAACGATCGTATTATTTACCGCTTGAGTAACTGTTAAATTCTTTGCATTATTTGTTTTTAATGCAACTTCGTTTAACAAGTCTAATCCGGCATCTTCGCAGTAAATATGCCACGTTCCGGCATCGTCATCCTTTTCCGCTTCAATGATTTGAAATAAGATATCTTTATCTTTCTTGCATTTTCTTAAAACGTAGTTGCCCGGAGTTGTATAGTTTTCTACCTTCTGTGGACTGTCTTCGTATAGAACGTCACATTCAAGCGATACAGCCATTGTTTCGATATCTTCTACTTTGCTATCGTTTATAATTCCATAGCCTCCAGGAAGGCTTGTGGATGCTTTTCCTATGACGTTTAAGCTTCTGTCAGTAAAATAAAGTATCACAGCCACACCTCCCGGATAATCATCTCTATGTCAGGTGTTTGCGCCCAGTCTGAGGCAAGCACTCCAATCTGGTTATCTCCTGGCTTTAAATAAAAGGATTCCCATTCGTTTCCGATAGCTCCTAAAATATCTTTCTGCTTATTATTTACGAAAATAGAGGCATCTTCACATTTTGCTACTACAATGTCGCCGGCGGCAAATGTGTTACTCGTAGCCTGTCCCTCTGATGGATTGCCAATCTGTATGATTGTATCTGCACTATCTTTATAGGCAGCAATATATCCAGTATTTCCTTTTATGTCCCACCGAAACTCTGGATAGCAATCTTGCGTACCTTCGTAGTATATCTTGCTAAGACCAGACAATTTGTAAATTTTCTCTTTGGTCGAATACTTGAATGGATCAGGACAGGTAAATTCTAACTCTCCTGTTATGCAAAGCTTTCCGGGGTCTGTCTCTCCCATGCTTGTAAGGGTTCCAACGAAATATTTATCTGGTTCATCCGAAAATATCATCTTTGCAGAAGATACATTTAAAATCTGAGCCATTTTGTTATATGCCATGCGGAAATCAAAAGCGGTAGGGCTCATCAACTGATACCCTACCGTAATCACTCTTTCCTGGAACATTCTGCTTTTGATTTTTTTACCATGTCTTGCTCCAGACTCATAAAAATCTAACTCCGGAGCAATGGACTCTCTGCCAGTAACGTATAGGGTTCTGTATCCCTCTACTTCATTTTCAAGAAATACTCCATTGAAGTTCATCGCCTCTGAGGGCAATGCTATCTCATCCTGATATTCTGTTGTATCTATGAATTTATATAACATATCTGCCCTCCTATACCTTTCCATTCTTTCTGTTATTTCTACGCTGTAAACGATTCTGTTCTACCATTGTATCCTGCGCTGTTGCCCTGGCAAATTCTTTGCCATTGATTTCAAGCGGCACGTTTACGGTATATTCTGCCTTTGTGTAGTATTCGTAATCTCTGGAAAGCTCTCCGGCAAAATCTCCGGCAAAGGCCGGTGCCATCTGAGCCGGGACATCGATGATATCCTGCATTGCTGCTTGCACATTCTTTTTTGCGCTATCTAAACGATTGACAAATCCAAGAACTGTATACTTCGCAATAGAATCCATTACTCTTGACGGTGAGTGAACTTTTAATTTCTTCTTTGTTGTCTTAGGAACTGTTGATGCTGTTTTCTTTGCAGCTTTTTTTACTTTTTTATTGTTCTTTTTCTTTGCTATTCCAACTGCAAGTCCTTTCGTTGCCTGCTGTCCGATTGCATTCATCTTTGTTTGCAGTTTTTTTGTTTCCTGCGCCACCTCTTTTGCATAACTGGTATCCAGATTCGCCACATACGGCTGATAATACTTGTTTGAATTATTCTTTGCCGCTGTTATAAATTGTGTGTAATCCTTACCATATTGCTTTAACCAGGCATCTCCTTTTTTGAGAAGCTCATTCGTATACTTAAGTCCCTGTGCTGTATCTAAATTCTGAATGTCTTTCATCAGATCATATGGCAGCACATTTTTTAAGTGTTCCATGTTCTTTGCAAGAGCATTGATCTGATTTGTCTGAGATTTGAAATCAACAAGGGAAACAAATCCGTAATCATCTGACTTAAATAGTTCTCCATAGTCAGACATCTTGGAAAAGAAGTTAGAACGGGCATTTACAATCTCGTCATATTTTTCCTGATATTTCTTTCCAAGTGCTGTCAGTGCTTTATCTGCCGCATTGATCGCTGCATTTCCCTGTTTCTTTATCTGGGCTTCTATCTGTTTTTTCAGTTTCTTCCCGGCATTTGTATACAGTTTCTTCATTTTGGCATTCTTTTTATATTTCTTCTGGAAAGCTTTTGTTGCTGCATCCACCTTTTTGTTAATGCTCTTTGTCGTGGAAGAAACCTTTTTATTAAGAGAATTTTTGTAAGCATCTACTGCACTACTTGCTGCATCTCCATAATTTCTCGTCCTTCCTGCTATGAGCATTGTTGTTTTGGCAGAAGAAAGCAGGTTTTTACTTGTGTTTTGTACTTTCTTGATTCCTGCCTGTAATTTTGAAGCAACCTTTGATTTCAATTTCTTTGTAAAAGCTGATTTAACCAGGCCACTTCCTGCTTTCTTTACTTTTCCGGTACTCTTTTTCATTCCCTTCGCATAACCGCTACCCATGTATTTACCATCTTTTTCTGTCATTTTCGATGGCGAATGAATCTTAGCTTTCGCCCGGATTGCTTTGTCCGCTGCCGCTACCATCCTGGATGCCGCTGCTTCAATCTGTCCCAGGCAAGAACTCATTCCCTGAGCAAACCCCTGACTGATATAGGCTCCGGCTGCATGTGCCCCGGAATACCCGGAACGAAGTTTTGCATTTACTTTTGATACGGTAGAGGATGCGACACTAGGGGCTTTATTTAATCCTGACCTTAATGCTGTTGTATAGCCACTTCCTGTCTGTTTTCCGGCATTCTTTGCCGCATTACTAGACTTTTTCATAGAGCCAGTAATCTTTGCTGTAGAGTTAGCAACTGCTGCTGTCGCTTTCCCTGCTCCGCTAGTTATTGCACCACTATATCCATTAATAACTGTACTTCCTGCACTTTTTGCTGCACCAGAACCTGACTTCAACTTATTTGTAACATTATTCGTCACAGTCCCCGCTGCGGAAGCTACTTTCCCAGAGCCAGAACTAATTCCTGAAGCTACACCGGAAGAAGTTTCCTGTCCGCCTTTTTTACCACCAGTAAACCAATTCTTCACATTGCTTAATCCCTGGCCTATAGCAGATACAACATTCTTTCCAACTTGAAGCCAGTCTGTACTCATAATCGCATCAACTAATGCCGAAACAATCTGAGGTACTGCTGCTATAATCTGTGGAATTCCTGTAATGAGTCCTTGTACTAATGCGACAATAATCTGGACTGCCGTTCCAAGTATCTGTGGCAGATTCTGGCCAATACCGCCTATAAACGCTGTGACTGCCTGCGTAGCAGAACTAATAAGTATTGGTAAGGATGAAGCTAGGCCTTGTGCCAGAGAAGCTATCAACTGCATTCCTGTTGTGATAAGCTGGGGCAATGCACTTCCTATGCTGACTACTAACTGCCCTATCATTACAGCCGCATGGGTGAGAAGGGACGGAGCTGCATTTGAAAGTCCGCTTACAAGTGCAGTGATGATCTGCGTTCCTCCACTAATAATCGCTGGAAGATTTGCTGTAATCGTGTCCATCAAGCCCGTTACCAATTGTGCACCAGATGCAATCAATCCCGGTAAGGCAGACGAAATTCCATTTGCAAGATTGCTGATAACCTGTGGTCCTTTTGTCTGGGCTAGAGCAAGCATCTGGTCTATCTGTGTGCCAAATTGCTGATACAGGAGACCGAATCCTGCCAATACTGCCGCTACCAGTGCCGCCGGCATAAGTGCCTTTAATGCTAATCCCATCATGGAGGTAAGTCCGTTTACTATTTTCCCGCCAATGCCAAGTATTCCAGAAAGTATTTGCTTAAATGGAGCAAGTATTATCCCTATCTTATTCCCCATCGCTTGAATTATTAGCAATGCTTTATTTATTTTTCCACCAAGTGCTGTGGCTATTGTCTCTCCAAAAGAGCTTATTTTACCTCCAATTGCTGTGAATTTATCCCATACCGCAATACCGGATTCTAATTTTGCACCCATAGCCGTTATGGAGCCTGCAACTTTACTTCCAAAAGTTTCTATTGTAGTTCCGATAGATGAAAAGGAGGATTTTATTCCATTTCCCAGTTTTGTTACACCATTTGATAGACTACCAAAATTAATCTTATTTATTATACTTGAAAAATTCGGGAGTTTTATTTTTCCTATTCCCTCCGTAACGGCCTTGAATGTATTAAGAAAGTCATTTAAATGTGTGACCATAAAAGCTGCCGATACTGCTGCTCCAAACTGTTTTACTGCTCCACCGGATTTATTTATCTGGTTTGTAATTTCTAATATGGCACCGTTAATTCCATTTTTAGAAAAAGCTGTTGCAATGCTGTTCATAGACTTTGTAAACGGCTCTATTTTTTTAGCAATAGCCTTCCCGTTTATCTTATCAAGAGAATCTGCAATTGCACTAACTGCCTTAATTCCTACTGCTGAAACGCTGTCAAAGGCTGGTTGTAATTTATTGCTGAGCGTTTCTGTCAGACCGTCCATTGCCTGACCAACCGTTTTATATTCTGTTGCCATTTCCGTAAACTGCTTATTTGTTCCCGTCTTGGCTACAGCATTGAAAAAGTCTTCTGTTGCTATTTTGCCATCCTGGACATCTTTAATCATCTGCTGGGCAGATTTTCCCATTGTCTTCGCAACCGCTGATACGCCAGCAGGAGTCTGATCAACCATGAGTTTAAAGTCTTCCCACTGCACTTTCGGTTTTGCCGCCATCTGGGTAGCCTGCTGCGAGAGCGTCTTCATCGCCTGCTTTGGGTTTTCGGCAGCAGAAGCAAGTCCTCCAAAACCTTTTACCAGTTTTGTAGTATTTTTTGTTCCCACTGCCGCAAGCTGTGCATATGTAGAAGCCATATCTGAAGAACTGTATATAGTCTGTTCGGCAAATTTTTGTAAGTTTTTTCGCACCTTTGTGATTTGCTTTGTAGACTTTCCTGCGATTGTCATATTGCCCGTAAAGGTCTTCCAGGTTGCACTGGATTCATTCATTCCAGCAACAAGGCCGGACAAATTGCTTGTAACTGCCGATACTGCTTTGCCTCCCACTGCCGCAAAAGCTCCAAAACCGATTCCTTTTTTCAGTATTGAACCGAGGGATTCCGTAGACTTTTGTGCCGCCTTCATCCCTGCTGTAAAACCTGCGTCTCTTGCACTAAGTATCGCTTCTACGCTATATGATTCTGACATTGGTCTATCCCTCCTCTCGCCTTAATAACTGCTTTACTTTTGCAAAGCTGTCCGTTTCTTCTTTCATGATTTCTTTCAGCCTTGCTTCACGGTTGTAAAATTTTTTGAACGTAGTAAAAACAGGCTTTCCTGATTTTTTCCTTGCTCTCGCTTCAAAATTCAAGAATGCCTGCAGATGATTTCTATAATCTTTTTCTTCCTGTTGTAATTCTATTGCTTTTCTTAATAACTTCCATTCAGGAATAGTGAGCCTGTCTACTTCCTCAAAACTCTTAAATCCTAAGTACTGAAAACATTCAAGGGCTATCTGGCTGTATATCTCCTCAAAGTCCTTTACTTCTGTTCCTTCTCCGTTTCCTTTGCTTTTGCTGCTTCCAATTCCGCCGCTTTCTTCTGCTCCTCCATCATCTTCAGCACTTCCGCTGCGATTTTCTTCGTAGCATTCGCTGACTTTAAAAAATCAATCACCTGCTTGAATGTATCTTCTATATTTGTGTTCTCATTCTCGATATAAGAATCAATATCTTCTTTTTTCAAGCGAGGGTCCTGATCCTTATTTGCAATATATAAAACATCGCACAAAGTCTCAACATTTCCATCCAGTAACTCGCCAAATGCATACTGCATTCCAATGTTCATTTCTTTGCCCGGAATGTCTTTTACCGGAATTGTTGTCATCTTGTTTACTTCTCTTAAGAATCCCATTCCAAATCTAAACTGATATACCTGTCCATTCATTTCTAATTCAAACATTTATTTTTCCTCCTAATTAAGCCCCTACTGCTGGTGTATCCGTAAAGGCATATGCCTGTTCCTGCTGGTTTTCTGTAATTGTAACTTCTCCCTTTTCTCCCGCACCCTCTGCACCGAAGGTTAAGGAAACTTCAACGAATTCATCTGCATTTGCCGTATATTCAAGCTCTGTTAAGTACGCCTGGAAATACCGGCCTTTAAATTTATTCGCTTTGCTCTCTACTGGTTCCATCAAATTGACTTCCCAGACTTCAATTTTTTCTCCGTTGTCTAATGCATCTTCCAGATCATCAAGCAGAGTGTCTCCTTTTTTTAAGATGCTTGTCGCTGTGATTTCTGTTTCTAATGCTCCCGGTGTTCTGATGGAACCGTCTTTTGTTGCTGTACTGTCCGCATCCCTGCTCTTTGTTCGTCCGTTTTCTGTTGTGAATGCCAAAGTTGCACCGGCTGTTGTTGCTTTTTTTGATAAGATTCTATACAAATATACAAGCTTCTTGCCCTGTACTGCCTCGTTTGCGAAAAGCTGTAAATCCAATCTTTTCATCTATGTACCTCCTAATTAAACTTAAATTCTAGTTCCAATACCCCATGAAGGAGGGGCTGTTTTGTTGTTGTGTCTGCCAAAATTCTTTGGTCCATGTTTTGAATATTCCATCCGAAATTTTTTGTTGACTGTAACTTATAGCAGATATTCTTGATTCCTAATAAGATGCCCGATACTGTCCCTCGCTGTCTTGGACTATTGTGCCAAACGTGGATTGTCTGAAAGACATTTCCGAATGCTGTCGTTTTGTTTCTATCGTCCGTCTGATGCGAATCTGCAAGATAGATAAACGGATACGGTGTTCCTTCTGGCGGAAGGAATGAGTCATAAATCCCGATATCCGGATACTTTTCTTTTAATGCTACCAGCAAATAGGAAAACAATTCCTGCTGTGGGTCCATGCTTCTCACCTCATTTCACAAGTTTATCCATGTCTTTTTTAAAGAGTTCTTTTTGCTCTTCCCAGCTTGGTCTTACAAATGGTTCTGCCTGCATGAATCTGGTTCCATATTCTACATAGGGGGAGTAATCTGTTGTCGGTCCTAGCGCTACTGTCATCCCGTCATCCCGTATCTCTGTATTGATACTGTTGGCCGTATCACCAGTCGTATACCCTTTCGTAAATGCTGTCGTTGTCTTCCGTTTCATTTTTCCATTCAGTTCATCTCCGTTGACCTGAACTACTCTTCTAACATCATTTAGATTGCAGTTTGCTTTCAGCTTTCTCTGGAGTTCATCCAGCCCTATCATTTTGATTCCTGACATCAAGCCACCTCCGACACAATAAACGTCTGCTTTGTCCGAAGTTTTCTTGTGTAATCAACCTTATAGATCTTTTCACCAATACGGATGTGATCAAAATTTTCTTTATAATGATTCCGAATGTGTAATGTAAGACTTCCCTGCTTTATGCTACCATAGACTAATTTAAGCATCTTTGTTTGTGTGTCCATGACAGATGCATATTTTAATGTCTCCTGAATTTTATCCTCTTCATAATTTCCCGTATCGGAATCATATGCTCCTGGGACTCGTTTCTGAAAAAATACTTGTGTGCCGTACCTCATAAGAATTTGAATCCCCCTTTTCTTTTGTTCTTGTTTCGTTCGTCAAGATAAGCATTGATATCGTCCATATATCCTGAGAAATCATTATCAGACCAAGAAAGGCTTTCTCCCTCAACACTGTGGGAAGAAAGCCCTTCTGAACCAAGCTTGTTATACCGGATGATTGAAACGTCTAAAAGAATATAATCCATCTCATCTGGCGGATCTAATCCGCCAAGGAGAAACTTCAACCGTTTCTTTGTCCCTGTAAGGATTAATGTCAATCTTCGGTCAAGACTATGTTCTTCTTCTGGGAGTCCTAATAATTCCTTTAAATCGCTTAATAAAACGATGTCTGTCACTGTGCATCACCTTCCTGTACCGCTTCAATCAGAGGCTCTCCTCTTGCGTTTTCTGCTCCAAGAAGTTCTTTAATTCGTTTTTCATCTACTTTTTTGCCCTGTCGGGGGTATGTGTCCCCGACAGAATACTCATAATAAATTTTTCCTTCTTTGATTTTCTTATAATCTGTCAAATCTGCAAATTCTTTGATCACCCTATACATTTACGCACCCGCTTTCGATTTTACCTCTGTCTTTCCCGCACCAACAACTTTATACCGGGAATCACATTCGACAATTACAATCTCTTTTCCTGTTTCTGCTGTAATATCAGAAGAACCATCCCATACAGTCCAGCCTTTTACATTCTGCCCTTTTACAGGCATATCGAGATTTTCTCCGACTTTATACTTGTATGTATTACTATCTGTAGCTGTTGGTGTTACGGTAACCTTAGTGTCTCCAGCCTTTGTTCCGGCCGCACTGGTTACTTTTAATGCCTTTAAGGAACCGGCTGTTAATTTCGCAAATGCTTCATCTTTTACAATCATAAAACCGACATCCATTGTTACCCTTAAAGCTACTAACTCCTGCTCAAACAGATTAACCGGTGTTCCATCTGCATTGGTCAGCGTTGAAAGCTGTGCGGATTCATCTAACTTGTAGCTCATGCCAAATGGGATTCCATAATACATGTAGTCGAAATCACCGGCATATAATGTTCCTTTGTCAAGTGACTTAAGGTCTGTAACCGGCATTCCGTCAATGGTATTATTTCCCCTATCGTAGATTGATTCGATAACAACACCGTTCTCAATCTTATGTGCATTTCTTAAAGTGCTTCTATTTCGTTTTGTAGAGATAAAGGCATTTGCATCGTAATCTTCGTCTGTCAGCAAGTCTTCCAGGGCAAGGATATTGTCATAGGTCAGCTCTCCATTGATTGTGTTTCCTGCCTTTTCTGTAGAACCGTCTACCGACTGCGGAAACGGATTTTCCACATTTAAGATTGCTGCCGCATCAAACTTCTTATAGAATGCTTCTGCAATCTTCGGTTTCATAACTTCGAAGAAATCGGACATCTTATAGTGGAGATATTCTCTTGAACAAGGGATGATTACACCAAGTTTTTTTGCAACCATCTTAACATTTAACCACTGTGCCTTCGATGTCTTGATCTTTTCACCTTCACCTACCCAGTAGGCACCCGGTCCTTTTGCAAAGTATTCAAATTTCTTTTCTTTGCCATCCATTTCTTCATACTTTGCAAGCTGCATGACCTTGCTGTTTTCCATAACATCTTTTAAAATAAGCGTATTGTATTTTTCCGGGATTGTTCCATCCTTTTTCTCATACATTGTTACATTATCCGGATTAAATTCCGAAGCAAATAACTGTAAATCTAATTTTGTTTTATGCATTTTCTCTACCCTTTCTTTTATTTAATGATTCTGCTCTGTTTGGCCATTTCGGCAATACTTGCATTTCTGCTTCTGCCTCCGGCATGAGTTCCTCCGCCGTCATGTGGAGGAGTCTGCCTTGCCTTAGCTTTGATTGCCTCAGAGATTTCTGCATCCCAAACCTTTTTAATATCTGTGATCGCTGTCTTAATCTTCTCTGCATCCATAATGGTTGCTAAAGATTCTGCAAATCCTAACGGGAGAGATTTCTCCTGCAGTTCTTTCTGAACTTCTACAAGAAGCTTTTCCTGCTCAAATTTCGCCTTTTCTTCTTCAAATTCTCTTCTCTCTTTATTGCGAAGATACTCTGCTTTTTCCGATTCGGTCATCTGTGCAAGCTTTTCTGCTTCTGAGAGCTTATCATCCGTCAGTGCCTTCCACTTTGCCTGTGCATTTGCTACTGCTTTCTGGATCGCCTTCTGTGTTCTACGGTCAAATTCTGCACGATTCCCTTCTTGTGCTAAAAAATCATCGAAGCTGACAGTTTCTTTACTCCCTTCGCCGCCCTGGTTGTTTCCGTTTGTTCCTTCCGCTCCGGCTCCGCTGCCGTCTCCTGCACCGCCACCGTCTCCTTCTGCGAATAACTGTAAATCTAATTTATATTTACTCATATTGCTCCTTTCTGTACCGCTCCGTACTAAGTCCGAACCGTCACTCTGGGTAGTTTAATGTCATTTCGGACAAATAATAGTTACATAACTTTTACATTGTTTGGAAATTCATTTGCTATACTGCAAATACCAAGAAAAAAAGAATCTATCAGAGTTTTTGTTTGTTCTGATAGATTCTTAAAATCTAAATTTATGATTACTTTTCCTGACTCTATTACACAAGTAATCTTGTCCTGTGTCAAATTCTGAATAGAATTAACTAAGTTTTGTGTGAGAATCGATACCGCTGCACATATAATGTCTTCCCCTTTTTTTGTAAGACCAGCGTGTCCTTTTACTTTGATTTTATTTTTTCGAACACTTACTTCAATCAAAAGAAGTCCTCCTTTCTTTCCGGTCATTCCCCGCCGGTGGGAGATAATCTGGATCACCTCCTATTTGAATCCTCATCGTTTATCCCTCTTATTGCCGCTTCCATAAATGTCACTACTATATTTTTACTTAAATTCCATACAGAATAAACGTAAGCCATAGTTAATTCTAAATGAAATATATCCAGTTCCTTAATAAAGATTGGTAATGCAATCCATGCACTCCTGCAGAAAATTGTCATAAAGCAAAAATAAAACATGATTTTTATGCAGTCTCTGATTCTGAGTTTAGCAATTATATTTTTCTTCATTATTTTTCCTTTCTTGCGCCAGCGCAATTAAACCATTAAGTCTATATTTTCCATTACTGCTCTCGCTTCAAGTACCGCCATATAATCTGCCATAGCTTTAAGCTGCATATTGTAAGTGCTGCGTGGGCAAGTAGGTTCAAAGGCAAGCGTTCCCTCATCCCATTTCTTAAGCATTTTTCTTAATCCGTCAAAGCGAATCTCTAACTGCTTATATTCTGCTTTGAAACGCTCTTTGTAATCTTCGCTCATCATATCCACTGCTGTCGCCGGAAGTTTATTCTTATCATATTCTCTGTAAGCCGCTTCAAACACTCCTGCAGGAGACCAGCTCTCATAACCATCTGGGTATTTTACCAGATAGCCTTTATCTTCCGGATTTTCATCCGCTGGAATCTGCCAGCCTCTGTAGTTATTGTAATCTCCTCTTGTCATTGGTTTTGCTTCAATCACTTTTGTTCCAACATACTTCTTCATGTCTTTTACCTTCTTTCCTTAAATATCATAAACAACCTTACAGTTGTTAGATTTTCCATTTGCTAAACCGTATTCAATCACAGTTGGATATCCGTTATCCTCCAACCACTCTTTTACTTTTTCTAAAACGCTGTCTTTATACTGGACTGTGACTCCATCATGTCCATTTTTGCTATATGCTGTTCTGACAATCTCATCTGAAAATAAGTCAAGTTTCTGGATAATTGCCGATACCGCCTTATCGTGTGGATTTCCGTTGGTTGAAAGAATTCCAAGTTCTTTTGCGATGGATGTGCAGTCCCAGAGTTTGCTATCTTCTGTGATTACTGGAGAGTGAACCGGATAACCGTTATCTGTATAAATTCTTACCACTTCTGCAGCAATAAATTTTGCATCTACTCCTGCTTCCTGTAAGAGACCAGTGATGTTCTTTGCCATCTGGTTTACAGAAGAAAGTTTTTCCTTTTTGTTTTTCTCTTTTTCCGGCATTTCATAGGATCCTGTCTTGCGGATCCGTGGAAGAACATCATCCGCAACCCAATCTGAGAAACGTTCTGCGGCAGGCTGTCGGCTTTTAAAAATCAATTTATAAACACCGCTTTCTGTAAGAAAATTCTCACCTGCATTGTTCAATTTTCGGATGTCGGTATTACCGATATCCGAATTTTTAAGTTTTACAACCTGTTTGTTACTCATTTTTCTAAGATTATCATTAACGTTTTTGATATTTAAAATATAAGCCACATGTCTAGGGTTAAACAACACCTGTCCATTCCATTCAAATATTTCCACACTGTTTCCTTCAAAATTCATCAAATTATTCATCGCAAAATCCTCCTTTTTTTCAAAATTACCAACGAAATAAGACACAGCCTTTCGCTGTGCCTTTATGGTTCTTTCCGGGAGGTCAGGAGCATACCCTGACAGGAGTTCTCCCGTTATTCAATTAATTTCATATATATCCTTTCTTAAAAATGGGTATAAAAATACCACCAACCACAATGATTGATGGCATTATTTTTGATAATAAGTTTTGATAAAGCTGTCCGCTCTATATTTCGTTGTTATCTGTCCATTATCAAAACTTACAAGTATTGATAATGGAAGTCAGATAAAATCACTCGTTTTTCCATCCTATAGGATATCCTGCATTTTCCCATTCCTCAAATGTCACTTGTTCTGGAATAAGTCCAAACATCTTCATTACTTTTAAATCACTTTCTTTTGACTTTCGAATTTCTTCTTCACTTGGTTTTTGTAGCATCCTCTCTTTTGCTTCCTGGGTCAGACTTGCTTTTTCCTTTTCCGTAGGATGTACATCATCGTATCTAGTTCGAAGTAAAAAACATTCGTGCTGAGATAATTCTCCTTTTCTTCTTTCCTGCTCATCTCGCGGCAGCCATATCCATTCTCTTGCTGTTAAGCCCATCGCTATCGCTCCTTTAAAAGTATGAAATATTTTCCGTTGTAATTCACCGTTTTTACAACACAAAATTCTTGTTTTCGTTCATAAAGCACTTCTTTTTCATCTAAGCCAATCGAACTAATATCTCTTCCTCTCTTTGAGGACTGAACATAAATTTGTACGTCTGCATCTTCATTATACCCTCTTTCTTTTGACATGCTCCAATATTGATTTATTGTGACTGTCTCATTTTCAACATACTCTTTCATAAATTTTTCAATTCTCTCATTTTTATCTGAAAAAGCCGTAAAATCAACTGTCCGTATAAGATTTCCTTCATATTGGGGCATCTTTGATAAAGCAGAATCTAACTCTTCTACAAACTTTCGTTCCTGTTCTGGAAGTTCATCTGTATCTTTATGATTTCTTAGTAGCTCATTAATTCTATAAGATGCTGAACTCTTGTATTCAAGAAGTGTTTTCTTTTCTTTCTTCGTTAACTGCATCTTATCAGATTTACCAAGTGTTTTCAAGCGTTCCCATTCTTCCGTGGTTCCACCTCTATCAAGCCAATCTAGCCATGCATGATAATCTTCCATATCACGAGCTGGACCAGTAGTACAATGACACTGAGGATGCATAGGTGGGGCATTTTCTCCCGGCATCATATCCGATACATTAAATATCTTCCCATCTAATCCTTTGCAGATCTTACATGGATGCGGTCCCGTTGCCATATACTCATACTTTTCATTGCCATTCTTCTCATAAGATTGTTTTGCAACTTCTGTCTGTGCTCTTCGAAGCTCCGTAGTCATTAATCTCTCTGCATTATACTGAGAGACTCCAAATACTTTTCTGAGTCTTCTGGCAAGTTCCCTTGAGCCTTTCCCTTGTATTAGAGCTGTGCGAAGATGTTTCTCTACCTCAAGTTTTAATAGTTCTTTCTGTCCCCATATACGTTCCGAAAAGGTTGCATTGTGGAAGGATGCTCCTACGATTGCTTTCACCCTCTTTACTGTGTCTGCTTTTGTAATGGTCTTACCAAGAATACCGGCAAGCCGTTCAAATTCTTTCATGCTTTCATCAGTAATTACCTCATCGTAGTAATCCCGAAGCTTATCAAAGTTTCCTGTAAGTTCTAAAGCAATCTTTGCTTTCAGAAGTTCTAAGCGATTGACTTTCATTGTCATATTATAAAGCCGCATATCCTCATTCGCTTCTTTTGAGAAGTCTTTTGACTTTACATATTTCTTGGCTTTGCGAGCATATTCTTCAATATCAAGTTTAGAAGCTCTCTTTTTTGCCTCTCCTATAGAGATTCCTTCTTTTTTTGCATACTTTGCATAGAATGAATCTATCTCCTTTTGTACATCATCGAGCATATCTTCATATATCTCTTTGATTTCTTCCTGATATCCTTTTTCCCGTTTTGCACGTTCCTTTCTTGCCTGCTCCTCTCGTTCCTTCCAATACGAGCGACTAGGATTCTCCTTCATGCGCTCTCACCTCTTCCTCTGCACTGCTCTGTACCGGAGAAAACATTTGATTCAATACTAGATCCGTTTTGTTTTCTTCTTCCTCCTCTTTTACTTTTTCCATTTCTGCCTGTGCATCTTCGATAAAAGAGGCAAGTCCCAGTAAAGTTTCCTGGCTAAACTGTGCTCCGGCATCCGCTAAAGCTTTCAGTTCTTCCAGGATGGCTTTTGGAAGATTTGGGGTAAAGACAATCTGTAATTCTCCTAAGTCTGCATTATCCGCTTCTTGTACAAAATTCTTGATATTAAGCAGCAAGCGATAGCGGCGCATTAATCCCTTCTTGAATCCTCTCTGGCTCGTTTTACATACCTGCTGGAAGGCAAAAAGCTTGTACTTCATCGCTTCTCCTGACTGCGTTCCGGCAAAAGCTTCGTCTGTAAGGTCTGGCACAAAGGATATCTTATGAATATCTTTCTGCAAGCGTTCCTTATATGCTTCCGCTCCCGTTACATCATACTGTTTGTAGATGTACTTTGCATCTGTCTGTGATTTGCTTCCGTCCGGATTGATTCCATTACTCAAAAGCAGCATATTCGCATTTTTCATGTCAATCATGTCTTGGACAGTATATCTGTTCATGTCAAGATCGCCTGTGATTGCAAGTGTTGCCTCGTTAAAGTCACTCATGTAATTCGCAGAATCCGATTCCGCTGCATCGTAAAGATCTATTAAAGATGTGACATCCTCATATCCTCCCTGACGATATCTGTCCGGGGAATATTCTGTGATGGGGACCTCTCCCCAATAATGCCGTTCTCTGCTTTCTTCTTCCAGATTGATAATGTTTACAGTGGTCGGTTTATATGTAATGGTCTCTGCATCCGTATAGACCGTTATGGATACTCTTTCCTCTTGTCCGATCTTGTACTTCGGATACCTTACAGCAAACAAAGGCGTGCGTTCTACATCCAATCCATAACATACGAACGTCTCAAACACATTACTGATCACTGACTTATCCTCATCATTCTGGTTACGATACTGTAGTTCATAAGCCCTTCCATACTTGCGGAAATCTCTCCACAGCTCCGCATCCAGTGCTTCAATATCATTTACCCGGTCATATTCTTTTATCATCTCGTTAATCTTATCATCTTCGCTGACCTTCTTTATTGGAACCCCGGTGTTGTATCCTACGTCAAATACATTGATAATCTTAGCAAAATTGTGAGCCACTCTGTAATCTGCCTTTTCTTTTTCTGTCCTTCGCCGCTCCGCATTATAAATCGTTGGATTTCTGGCTTTGATATAATCATCTAATGCCGCAAGTCTTGGACACTGCACTTCATGATGATTCATTATCATTTCTCTTAATAATGCTTTATCACTCAAAATCTCTTCCGCACTATGAGCGCGATACGAGAAGTTGGCTTCCGGCCCATATCTCTGTTGTAAATTTCTTTCAGAACGATACACCGGTTTTGTATCTTTCTCAAATTCATTTACATGTAATGTTTCCTCGCTCATCGCAACATACCTCTCAATCTCTTTGCGTTCTGTATCTGTTTTTGTGGAGTTTCTATCTCTCTTACTGTCATATCGGAGTAAATGCCGTATCGGATTGCACAAAGAACATCGTCATTCTCTTTTAATGGTTCTCCTGTGTTCTTTTTCCACACGTACTTATAAATCTCTTCCCGGAATCTCGGACATTCATCATAAACAATAAAGAATTTTTTTGTCGTCATAAGCGTTGCGACCGCTTCAATTCCTGACAATACTCTGTTGTTTGCCAGATATGCGGATATTCCCGCTTTCTGAAAAGCTGAGATATGCTCCGTTCTGGCCGGGTCACAATAAAAAGGGATGTTACCATATCTTCTGATAACATCCTTTGCTCTCTTTATCCATTCGCCTATATATTTATGTTGTGCCGCATATTCTTCTATGATGTAATACTCATCACCTTTTACTCCGATTACAACAATGGCTCCATAATGCTCCCAGCCCCAGTCCACACCAGCAAAATACCGGTCAAATATTATCTTGTTTGCCTGTTCCCTCGTGATTACATGGACATTTCTATCAAATTCCGGATAGACAACGCCTTCTCCCGATACCCATAATCCATTAATACCTCTATCATAAAACATCCCTTTGGGGGTTGTTTCTTTGATCTGCTGCACATATCTTTCATCCAAGAACGTATTATCATCTAATCGGAAATGAAAGCTCGTAATCCCAGCTGCTTCTGACTGGATGTAGTCTTTTAGTAGCCAATGTTCCGGATGGTCTGGGTTAGTATCGGCAATAATTCTTGCTCCTGGTCCGCTACATCTTGCTTTAATCTCGTCAAATACTTCCTGATTTGCAAGTGATGCCTCATTAATATAAGCTCCAAAAGCTGTCATGCCTCGGATTCGTCCCAAGCCAGATATTGAACCATGAGAAGTCTGTACAATCCTTACACCAAATAATGTGAAATTATTGTATTTATCAAACTTAAATTCAAATCCATATTTATTAGATAGCTCTATGAGGATATTCTTCTGAATATTTGAAAAAGAATATCCTGCAAGAATGTATTGTGGAGTATCTATCCCAAGTTTATTTGCTATTCCCCGAACCCTCATGAGTTCCTGCAAGAATATATCATTGTCTAGCTGTGTCTTACCGCTACGCTTCGCCCCATGATTGATCAGCATAAACCAATCTGTATTCTGGCAGGCTTTCAGTATATCTATCTGCTTCTGCGTATAAATATTATTCAGATTCAGCATCTAGCTCACCGCCTATCGCTTCGAATAGCTTAGCCACCTTATCCTCTACAGATATCTGATCATCAACTTTAGCCTTTGCTTTCAATACTCCTATTCTTGCTTTCTGTTCTTCTGTTGCAAGATCCATATGATCTGACAGCCATTGCAGGGCTTTCATCCTGTCGGCCAGTTTTATACTTGCTCCATCTTTTCCCTGCTTTATCTCGCTGATTAATCTTCCGTCTACGGAATCAGATTCTTTAAAACGAACTGTGTTTATCTCTCTTTTTAGAATTTCTTTCTTGCCAGTCTTTTCGTTTTTTACCTGTACTGGTCCAAAAGCTCCCATTACTTCTACTGTTTCTCTACCAAACGAAACATAATCTGTAATATCTGCAAATGCAATATCCATGTACATTTGAAATATATCTTCTTCTGACAGGAATTCCCGATTAAGACGGTTTTGTTTGAGGTTGTGGATTTCTTTTTTTATTCCATCATTTCCCATCATTCTGTAAGCATTGGCCACTGCCGTTTCATAGCTACATTCGTACGCTTTTTGATATGCTTTTGTAGCATTAAAACATCTCACATAATAAATACAGAAAAGTCTTTGTTTATCGGTCAATTCAGAGTTTCCCATAATCTCTGTTATTTCATCATTTTCTTTTTGATAAGATAAAGGATTTTCCTGTTCTTTTTGTGTGCACACTTTTTTCTTTTTTGTGTGCACACCTTTTTCTTTATTTCTGGACCATCCGTATCTTGTTTTCCATGACTTCACAGTGTTTACAGTCACACCATATTTTTCTGCAATATCTTTATATTTCATCCCGCCTAAATAATCTGCAAAAGCGGAATCGGCTTTCGTTTTCTTTTCCAACCTCACCACCTCTCATTCAATTCACTACTAATATTGCATAAGAAAAACACCCTGTAAAAAATACAGGGTGTCTCTCTGGCAGTTTTCCTCACAAAAGATAGTGAAAAAGGAAACTTCTGTTCCTGCTTCCTCTTCCATTTTAAACTTTACCACACTTCTTTGCGACATGTACGACATTTACGACAAACTTTTAAAAATTTTTAAGAAATCTTTCAAATTCCTTCTGAACACTCTTTTCTGTAGTTCGTATATCCATTTTTTCTGCTACTTCTTTCCATGTTAATTTCTCCATGTAGCGATATCGAATAATTCTCTGAATACGTGGGGGAGCTGTATTGATAATTTCTAATGCCTGCAACTTTGTCTCCTCCGCTTTCTCCTTTCTCTCATTTAAAATTAATCGCTTTTTTCTTAAATGTTCGACTTGTCTTCTGTCAGCACCTTTAATGTTAAAGTTTTTTCCTATGTATGGATACTCTTTCATACTTCCTTTTACTTTATCTGAAGTCATCATTGACTCTTCATTTTGCAATGCTTCAATATCTTCCTCTGTTTCTCTAACAAGTTCGCAGGCATCTACATAATCATTTAAAACCTGTTTTACATTCAAGTCAAACACCTCCTGCTATCTATAAATCTTGCCTGTTTCTTCATCACGAAGCTTGATTCTACCAAATACTTCAAATCCTCCGACCCTCGCTACCGCTCTCATTGCTTCAATCGTTTTTATAAGGGAATCCGGCGGCTTGTCTGCTGCTTTGATTGCATCGTGTGCCGTTGTATCTTTGTAATGTTCGTGATTTCTTCTATCCATTTGCCCCATCTCCTTATATATGTTCATGCGGTCTAATTGGTTCCCAGTGTTTTTCAGCATCTTGTTCGATTAACCTATTGTACCGCTCCACGAACTCTTCTTCGCCTATTTCACCTTTCATGCACTTCTCTGCCAGTCCCATATAGGTATCCGTTTTGATTGCATCTATCCGTTCTTTAAATTCGTTCGCATCTATCTTCCCGGCAATAAGCATATCTTGTAGTATTCTGGATTCATGGTTCATGGGTCACTCACTACCTTCCTCCTCTTGTTTTATATATTTTGCATTTCTAAATTCAATAATTTCCAGTGGGTCAAAGTATTCTTTGCACTTCGGACATCTCGGAAGCATATTTTTTCTATACGATTCTTCCATCTCGCGAAACACCCTGCTCTTACGCATTCTTTTTAGCTCTTTATTTGCTTCTTCTGAATAAACTTTTACTTTTCTTTTTAATCGATTGGTTTCTTCTCTTAGTTGCTCATGATATCTTGCGATTGACAGCATTGCCTCAAATGGATCCACAACCGCTCCGCAATCTCTACACATAATAATTCGATTTTCAACACTAAGCTCATAATGCGGGGGATTGCATGTGCATATTTTCTTCATTCCATTATTGATTCTTAATAAATCAAAGCTGACAGTTTTTTCCTTATCCATCCATTTCCTCCAAATAGTTTTTTCCAAAGAGCTTCATAAACTCTTCTCGTGTATGAGTCTTTTCGAAAGCTCTCTGTCCATCCTGGCGAAGCTCCCTCATTAATCCTGCGTTGTTATGTACCGCTTCCTTACCGTTTATGTGATGGGTTAAACATAAATAGACTTTTAATCCTTCTGCTTCCGATTTGTCTCTATTCGAACCCCCAAAGATGTGATGTTCATGGACTGCTTTCTGCCATTCGTAGTGTGGCCGCATCTTCATGCATAGATAGCATGGACTTCCCTTCTCTTGAAGTATACTTGGTTTATGTTTCTTTCGTCTTTTCAATTTAGGTCTCCTTTCTCCTCCGGATTTATTCCGGAGGAATAACAATGGCATATAGTTCATGGAACCGTTGATAAGTTTCGTGTAATATGTAAACCCTTAGAGGGTGTCCAGCTATTTTTCCATTTCCTCACTCAGCCAGTTTTCTACGTCTGTAATGCTGTTAAAGGTTAGGTGGTGGCTCTTGTATCCCAAGTGTAATAATTCGGCCACTTCTGAGATAGACATGGATTTCATTTTATCCCAACGGATAATTGACTTTTTGTCTTCTTTCAAAACCGTTTCCTCACTTGGGATTAATGCGGGTTTTGACGGTTTTTGCGCCGGCGCAATTACTTCCTTTTCCTGCTCCTTCTCTCCCTCTGGTTTCTCTGGGTATCCCACGTTCTTTTCTGTGATGGGTTCAGGGATATTGTTATCGGTTTCATGTTCTGTTTCACTCTGCTGAGACTTCGGTATGTTCTCGTTCTCTTCTGTCTTTCCGACATTTCCTCCATTCCCAATACTATTTCGTTCATCATCCGCTCCACTTCTGATGCTGTCTTGTTTATTGTCTTCGCTATTTTCTCTATGTCCATCTGTCTCCTCCTGTTTTTTTGAAATATACTCTAATTCGTATTTTTCTAATACTTTAGCTGTTGTCGTGGTAAATTCTTCCCAAGAAATCTCCTTTACTATTCCGGCGTATTCTTTGATGTTTATCTTGTTTTCGTGAAACATGATGAACCATTTGCCTTTTCTAAAAGACCGGCTTCCGCTCGGAGCGATTAACTCTCGTAAGGCTTTGGGGTCATCTTTTACCGTTACCGCTTTTCTTACAAGTTCTTGAGATATGTAGAAGTCTCTGATAAGCTGGTCTATGTCGTCATCCGCTCCCTGTTCCGGATCCGACTTGTTAAAACGGTTTAATTCTCTAATGTCCTCCCGGCTCGTCTGCGGAGTAATCATATTTAAGTCGGCATCAGGAAGGGCCAGCATAGCCGCAAGCTTACTTTGGCCGTACTCTAAAAATTCCGGCCGAAGTTCTTCAGAATTTCCATCTACGGAATATTTTTTGTTTATCTGAATGAATCTTGTTGTATCTGATGGAGATAAGCCACATTCTGCTTTCGCAAATTCTGCGATACTTTTATAGCCATCTTGCTTGTATAATTCGTTATCATCTATTTTGCGCAAGAGATAGCCGATACGGACAAAATCTTTCTTCAATCCGTTTAGCTTGTCCTTTGCGGACGAGATATTCTGTTTTAATTTCTGTTTGATATCTAGCCACTCTGCGAGTGTCATTTGTTTATATTCCATGTTGCCTCCTATACTGCCAGTGCCATAATCGGTTGTTTCATTGTTTTAAGTCTTTTTGTATATTTGTTCAGCAACTTCTCAATTACTTTTTTATCTGGCTGTCTATCAAATTCTGAATAAAACTGTATGATCTTATCCGTTTTCAAGTTAATTTCCACTGTGTAATATGCTTTTTCTAAATCTTCTTTCTTGCGAAGAAACAGGATCCATGTTTCTCCCGCTGCCATCTTTTTCATGTAGGTGTCGCTTGCTCCTACACAATGATGCAGTTCCCTTCCTTCTTTCATCAGCTCCTCACACTTACCGGCCGGAATAATCATGTATGTATCATCTTCGTAGAAATATCCTTTTACTTCTGGCAGGCGTTTCTTTATCTGCTTATCTAATTCTGCATATTCGTTTAGTCTTTCTTTTTCTTTCTTTGCATTTCTACGTTCTACTAACTGGTCATGACGAAGCTTTAAGTCCTTCGGAAAACGGACTATACTATCTTGTGTATCGTAGCCTTCTAAAAGCGCCATCTGGAGGTAATCTCTCCAAGTTGTTATCGCCTTGCTTGGTGCTACTCTTTGCTTTTTCAAATAGTTAACCATTTTGTTGACACTTCCTAAATCATTCAAGATTTCTTTGCATTCTGATAAGGTCATTTTTTTCTTTGACAGCCACTCCAGGCTTTCCTTGGATATCTTAATTCCCTCCTTCTGCTCATATTGCAGCCACTCTAATTCATTAACTCCACCGTTAATCTGTTTCATTCGATTTACACGATTCCCGTCTAATCTTAAGAGTTCTTTTAAATTTTTAGCCTTTGTAGACAACATCAAAACTTCGCCCCACCAATATCCATTACAGATTTCTGTCACCAATTCATATAATCCGCTTTTGGCCAAATACTCCCAGTATTGTCTTGCGTGAAAGCACGTGATATATCTATTCACATAGAATTTCTTTCCTTTATCTGCAAGAATATCCATCCCGCTCCTCTCCAGATTTCCACATGGCAAAACTTCCTTTAGATTTCCCGGATATAGATATGAAGGTGAGAATCGTTTTCCGGCCGGATTCTTATCCAAGAAGTCCTGTTCAAACTCATCTGCATTATTGATCGTTCCGTAATAGACCTTTCCGTATGTTTTTCCCATTGGAATAAGTGCCCGACATTGTTCAAATAACTTAATTACTTTGCCTTCCTTGCTCCAGCGGCATATTGCTTTAAATTGTCGTTCTACCCATCTATCATTACATTTCTGCAATATCACTACTGGAGTATGTTCAACTTTTTGCTTCTGACGGTTATTTACAGATGCTACTTGATTGCACTTAGGGCAGTGGACAATCTCTTTATGTTTCCATTTTTCCTTTACTGATCCGCTCCTTTTGCAGGCAGTACAGATATATGCCGTTCCCTTACCTTCTCTTTTTGAAAATAAAATGTGACCCGGAAATACTTTTTCATCCAGCCAACGTTCCATGTCTTCTGTGACGCAAGGAACGTCTGACATTTCCTTTTCAATCCTTTCAGACTTTCTTTTATTCGCTCTTGCTCTCTTGATTTCACTTAAATTAGTTTCATAATCATCGACATCGCATGAATCCAAGAAATCTGTTACTCTTTGTTTATCCTCTTTTGTATTCCAGATAAATTCTTTGTTGCTCCAATAATAAGCTTCTTTTTCAACAGGTAAGTTCTTGCACATTCTTGCTACATTATCTAACCTGCAGGTTGTCCATTTATCGTTAATCCAGGCATAATGATTTTCTTCGTCTGCGAAATAGCGGGCTTTTAATTGATTTTTATAATACAGGCTAATTTCTGCGGCTTTTTCACCACCAACTTCCAGAATCCGGCTTTTTGCTATTACTTCTTTTTCGCTCTTCACATCTGACAAAGCGCATGGAGGTATTTTCAAAAACTTTGCTCTTTTCACGCCCTTTTACCTCCTAAGTAATAATCAAGAATAATTTCTTTCGCCTTCCCCATTGCAGGGATGCCAAGTGTCACCTTGCCGGCTGTTACTCCTGCTGCTTTTAAGATTTCCTTATCTACTGGAACTTGATTTTTAAAGGACCACTTAAGTAATGCGGCTATGCAACCTTTTAGGCTCTTGCCTTTCATTCTTACCCGATGAGCAAGTAAATCATTGTCCGAAATCTGGACACGAAGATATTCCACCCAGTCTTCCATGATTCCTTTTAACTTAAGATCGGCCACTTCGACATCGATCTTTCCGTATGCTGCCGTTTCGGCATCGCACAGCTCCATAATATCCCCCGACAGATAGAGTTCTACGAAGTCTTCCGGGATTCCGTTTTCTTTTGCCATCTCTTTCAGACTTTTAATGTCTCCCTCGTTGAACAAATTTTCCGCAAGGGTGTTGATCTCTTTGTAACTGCTCATTTCCCCAAATTTATCAAACATCTTTCTTCATCCTTTCTATCATCCATTTTGTGTAGGTATGTTTGCCCGGTTCGGACAGGAGCAAATGATTTTGCGCAATATCGTGAAGCTCCCTCCATTGATCAGCATTGCTCACCGGTTCCCCTTTTGATGTGAGATAGCCGTTCTCTGCCCAGTTATCCACATTGTTTTCCAGCATGGACAGGATATACACATCCTCTGTGTGGATATGTACTTCACTTGGTTTTGTGAGTCTTTTCATTGCTTCGATAAGCGCACGAAGGACTATGCTGTGATACGTTCCGGCCGCTTCTCCGAACTTTTCCTTTGTCCATGGTGTCCCTCTCAAATTACATTCCAGTACATATCCGTACTTTCTTGTACATGACTTCGGGGCTTTACTGTCTGTCCCTATGTAGATATGTACTTCCATCTCATTCCCTCCTCTTTATTTTCAATAGTGTGTATTCTCTAAATGGGTATCCTGTAACAGGGTTGACTCCCTCATAAACAGAATCTTTGTCTATGTAATATCCTTTTGGTACACGTATCCTGTTCCAAGTTTTCCAGTGTATGTATGTTTTTTTCTTCGGTTCTGGCAGAGGAAGATTCCTTGATGTATCATAAAGCGACTCCCTTAAACGCTTGTCTGTTTCCGGAGTCTTTGTGAGATAGGCTGCCAGGTCCTTAAACTCTCCTTTTTCGTACATGAGCTGGCAGATCACCTTGCCTTTCTTCCAGGATTTCCGCAGGATCAAGTCTGTGTCCGGTATCCTGTTGATGACTAAATGAATATGCCATGCGTTCCTTGTCCCTACTTCAATATTCCGGATCCACTTTACCTTGTAGCCAGCTTTTGCATACTCTTTGCGGATTTTCCTTAAAGCGTCCGAAAAATCTTTCCTAGCTTCCGCCATGCTGGAAGGACGTTCTTCTTTTTTGTAAGTAAGACATACAAAATAATCATTCTCCCTGAAATACTTCCTCAATCTTCTCCTGCATCTCTTCTCTTTATTTTTCTGATTGACAGCTTTCATCTGGGCAGGGGTCAGTTTTCTTTTCTTCTCCCTCTTCATCCCGGGGGCACGAAGTCTGTACGTGTGTTTTTCTTCCACTTCTATTGCATTTCCAAGATTATATATATGTTTCGTATAACTCATATCTGGTCCTATCCTTAATACGTTTATCAAGCTTTATACGGGACTTTCACCCGATTACTTCTTGACATTTTAAATTACAGATAGTACACTCTAGATATGGTTTTTTAGGCGTGTACCATCTTGGTATTTGCTTAAGAGGAGTCAAATGTTTGGCTCCTCTTTTTTTCATACAATCACATAATTCTGTTTAATCACTTTACTTCTTTGCTCTGCATAACTTTCTACTTCTGCTTCTGTTCCATGGAAGCACTCTAAACTTCCATCTTGCCAGCGAATAATCTTCACTGGATTTTCTTTATTTTTCTTGGAATACTCCATTTTTCTTCATATCCATCGCGATTAACTCTGCCAAAGCTGCCTTGCGTCTCAGTAGTAGAAACGATGTAGGCTCCTGTTCCAGAGCCGATTCATTTTGGCTATATTTTTTCAGTAAAAAATTAATTATCATGTTTCTCACCTGCTAAGATTTCAAGGTGTGCAATGCACTTATCATAGTCTACTTTTTGTTTTTCATACGATGCAACGAGGGATATATTGAAATGAACAAATTCTTTTTCCGTATCAAACTCTCCCAGCATAGTAAGTACGCTAACACTAGAATTACCATAAATAAAATTGACATAGTTTCCGGCCTGTTGTGCTGCATATACTTTTTCAATCAAATTCTTAATCTCTTCCAATCCTAAAAACTTGTTTTCTTCTGTGATCATAATTTTCTCCTTCCATTTTTCTGATTTTGTGTTACAATTTAATTGTGTTATTTGCTATGTGCCTGATTGGGAGTTGCCGCTCCCTCAGGCACATTTTTTCATATTCCTTGGTTTTGTCTGTAAACAGCTTTCATAAATGTTGCGGCTGCCTGCTTAAACGCTTCCATTCTCCGTTGTCTTTCTTCCTCCGGAATATCAGGCCTGTGAATACGAATAACACAATTTTCACGTTCCAAAGTGATTACTTCTTTTTCCATTCAATTGCTCCTCATTTATGTTCATATTCATGTTTATGTACAACAGCTTGTCTGTCTTCTATTTTTATTGGTTCTTGATTAATTATCTCCCTCCTATCCTGCTTTCTCATCTCTGCATAACATTCCAACCGTATCAACTACGCCAAGAATATAAATTTTTTGTTCATCAGGAACATACTGGATGTAATCTGTTACCTTTTTAATTATTTCTTTTTCTTTGTCAGTTAACTTAGTTTTCTTCGACATTTATATTCCTCCTTTCTTTTTAAACTTAGTTAAATTATATATTAACTAAGTAAATTAGTCAAGTCTTTTTTTAACTCAGTTAATTTTTTTGTTGATTAGCAAAACCAAATATGATAAGATGTAAAAAGAAAGAGAGGTGAATACTTTTGACAACTTCAGAGAGAATATCCGTCTTAATAGATGAACTGCAGATTTCAAAAAGTGATTTTGCGAGTGCCATAAACGTAACTCCGGCATACGTCTCTAAAATTATTAATAAAGGAGCGATCCCAAGCGAACGAGTTTTAGAAAAAATATGCAAAGAGTTTAAAGTTAGAGAATCCTGGTTAAATAATGGCGAGGGTGAAATATTTATAGAACTTACAAAGGACCAAGAAATTGCTGATTTTCTAGGAGATTTAATTTCGGATGAAACTGTGGATTTTAAAAAGAGATTAATTTCTGGTCTTGCGAAATTAAATCAAGAACAATGGAGTCAATTAGAAATTATCATGGATACCCTGATAGAAAACATTAAAAAATAAAGCCGAAGCCGAGGGTTAATCCTCGGCTCCTACTATTTTCTTCACTATTCTATATATTAATTCTAATTTTCGATAGTCTGCTCGATCTAAAAGTTTGATAATTTTTTCTTTCATGATATGTACTCTCCTTCCGGGTAATATATTTCAATCAATTCTTTCTTTCGTCATTTTACTCCTTTCGTTCTTTTCGTAATATGGTTCATTTTCCGATACATCATAAAAATATTTTATCATATTTTTTCTAGTTTGTGTTGTAACGTCCGAACACCCGGACGCTTTTTTTCATTTGTATGGAGATTCAAACAAGTCTGTTATCTTAATCTCTAATTTTCCCGCAATTGCTTCTAAATCTTTCAATCGAGGACTTGTTTTCTCTGCTGCAATGTCATGTAGCGTTGAACGTTTAATACCAGTTAAAATTGCTAATCTACGATATGATATTCCTTTTTTATGCATAACTTCTTTTAAAAGCACCTTCACCATTTTTCTCCTCTCAATCTTTGTGAAGTTTAGTTTTTGCTTTTGTTGAACAATTTATACAACAAAGAACATTTGTTTGTTTTCTTGCTACAATTATACTATTAGAACATTTGTACGTCAATCAGCAACTTTTTCCTGTATTAATAGTATGATAGAATAGCCATTCAAATAAATTTCTCCTTCTGTCTCCCTATAAATAATGCAGCATATTTTCTCAAATAACCTCCTTGATTTGAAATTTATCTGATTATAGCAGATTTTAAAATTTGACGATTTTTCTGTAGAAGTTTTTTTGTATGTCAGGCTCCGACACATTAATTCTATTTTTTTCGATATATCTATTTCTTTTTATTGTCGAACTCTGTATAATATTATTAAAATAATTAGAAGGAGCTATATCATGGGAATATTTTTATCTTTAAAAAAATTTTTATCTAATCAGTCTGATGCTTCTGTATCGATTGATAGGCGTAAGCTTCCAAAAAATCTGATTGATTCTTTTCAATCTTTAGAATCAAGCGATGAATACAAAGAGGAAATTTATGAGCAATTCTATTCAGACTATCCTGAACTTCCTTTTATTTCAAAAGATAGAGAACTGCACACTAATTGGCCGGAGCAAGCTCTCGCCTTTCCAAAACAATGTATCATCCCCAAACGAACTATGACTCGTTACAAAGATGGTCTTTTACCGGGACATGTATATATGCTCTATTGGATTGGTAAAAATGCGAGGACAAAGATTCCCTCTTATTTTGAATACGATTATGGTATTTGCTTTGAAAAAGAACTTATTTTTTTAAAGCAAAATGGCTATATAGACAAAAACAATCATGTAACTGAAAAAGGGGATGATATTATTAAGAGACACCATAAAGTAATTGATGATAGACATCCTAAGCCTGAAAGTTCCGGAAACGTATCTACTGGAAAAATAAATATTAATAATTGTGGTCGTGGTTCATACACCAACGTTCCTAATGGACGTTTTGAAATTCCTCTTTCTGATCAGAAAATAATTTTTAATGAAATAGACGAGATAAACCGCATTGTATCTATTGCTTTAAATCTTGCTAATTTAAAAGTGGATTTCTTTTCCGGGACAAAAACTCATTTTACGAATATAAAAATTTAACCCCTAGCGGAAAGAAAACAAAATACCCTCTCACGATGCATTATGCTTGTGCTGGGCACAATGTAGTTGATTCACCTAGAAATTATTTCGGTAATGTAAAATATTCACGCGACGGAACCATTGCTTCTGGACAATTTATTTTCTGGCAATATAATAAAGGATATATGTTTTATCTCAGCAATAGCAAGAACACTACATATATTAGTAAAGTAGATGTTTCTAACGCAGGGAATCACATCTGTAAATACAAAAATGTCAGATGATATTATCCTTTATTGGCTTTTTATATAATTCAAAAATATTTTAATTCTTATATCATTACAAAGGAGAAACACCATGGGATTATTTGATATCTTTAAAATCGGTCAGTTCAAGACAGAAATTGAAAGGCTTAAAGCAGAAAATAACACTTTGCAAGATAAGCTATCTGAACTAGGAGCCGCCGACTATTATAAAGTCAAAGAAATGACCGCTGAACTTGAAAAGGAATATTCCGACCAGAAGGCTCGTTATGAAGAATTGTTAGAAGATACAAATGAACTCCAAAGAAAAGAAGAACGTCTAACCAAAAATATCAAAACCCAAACTAATAAACTGAATCGTTCGAAAGAACTTGTAAAAGCCGTTAATTACTCTTTAGAACAGTATCTAGATTACGAACCTTCTCAAGACATCCTGCGTTTTCCAAAATCGGACCTTTCCGAATTGGAAGAAATTTGCCCTTCAATTATTTTGAAGTTGCATTGCATGGATGTCAAAGATTTGCGAAAAGCTTACAAGGAAAATGACAAACAAATTGATAACTTGCTAAAAAAATATTCCGCACGATATACGACTAAAGCAAACCAAGCGATTTATAAACTCATGGTTATTGCTCTTCGTGCTGAATTACAGAATATTCTCTATAATTTAAAATATGAAAAATTAGACGTTTCCGTCAAAGCAGTTAAAGACGTTACTCAAAAATACTTAAAAATTGCAGGTGAGGGCAACCAGAGTATCGCCGGAACTCTAACAAAATTTATTGGCGAGATTGAATATCTATTTATTAATGCTGTAAAGATTGAATATAATTATTATGTGAAGAAAGAACAAGCTCGTCAGGAACAGCTTGCTATACGAGAGCAAATGCGACAAGAGGCTCAGGAACGAAAAGCATTGGAAGCAGAGCGTAAAAAAGTGGAAAAAGAGGAAGCAAAATATACTGCTGAAATAGAAAAATTAAAAGAACAATTAAATAGTGTCAAAGAAGAAGAATTGAATAAGCTCAATGCTCGTATCTTAGAGCTGCAATCCCAACTGTCTGATGTTGTCGTTAAAAAAGAAGAAATATCCAATCTGGCAAATGGTAAAGCCGGTAATGTCTATATTATTAGCAACCTTGGTTCGTTCGGCGAAAATGTATTCAAAGTTGGAATGACTCGCCGTCTGGATCCGCAGGAACGTGTAAACGAATTAGGAAATGCGTCCGTTCCTTTTAAATTCGATGTACATAGTTTCATTTTCTCAGATGATGCAGTTGACCTGGAGAAAAAACTTCACACCATGTTGAATGAAAAACGTGTAAATAAAGTTAATATGAGAAAAGAATTTTTCTATACAAATGTTGACGAACTTGAAGAATTAGTTAATCAAATTGATCCTACGGCAGAATTTAATAAAACTATGCTCGCAGAAGATTTCCGTCAATCATTATCCAGTGATGAAAATTATTCTAATGATTATCATGTAGAAGAACAGGGTGAGTTGTCTCAATCCAAAGTTTCTTAATACACAATTTTCTATACAATAAAAATTAACAATTATTATCTCTTTACAAAAGAGCAGCTTATCTCGCTGCTCTTTTCTTTTTTGTAGTCAGCTTTCTGACTAAATACGCATTTTTCAGTATACAGACTAAAAAATCGCACATTGAGGTTTCCAGAAACCTCCCCTCTTATAGGATATGACATGCTCTTTTACGGAAAATCTTACAGATTACATCAAAAAACATGCGTTTTTGTGCAAAAAACCTACCCCAAGACTGGTTTTCCCTATCCCGAAACCTTCTGAGGTACCTTTTAGCTTGATTCACATTTTTATATTGCACATATGTTCTGTACGCTGTATAATAATCCTATAAATAAAAAAATCCGGTACTGGCAATACCGGATTCGTAACTTATCAATCATAGGATGACTGATATATAAACTCAAATAAATTATATCATACATCCTGCTGTTTGCATAGGGTGTATTTTTTATACCCTTTTTTAGGGAGGTAATCAATGAACTATAATGATTCAAAAGGCATTTATTTAATGTATCTCAGAAAATCGCGTGCTGACGAATATAATCAAGATGTTGAAAATATTTTAAAGCGACATGAAGAAGAACTTCAATCCCTTGCCAAGCGTGAATTTGGCGATCTTATTCCTGAAAAATATATTTTTAGAGAAGTAGTCTCTGGTGGAACCATCAAAGACAGACCTTTGATGAAAGAAATCTTAAAAATGATGGAATCTGGAATAATAGCAGGCGTCCTTGTTGTTGACCCTCAGAGGCTTTCTCGTGGTGATTTATTAGACCAAGGGCATATAATCAATGCATTTAAATATACTAATACTTTAATTATAACGCCCTATAAGACTTATGACTTAAACGATACTACCGGAACAGATATGAAATTACTGAAAATGGAATTGAATCACGGGGCCGATTACCTGGATTATTATAAGATGGTTCAAGCAAGAGGAAAGCTGGCATCTGTGCGAGCTGGTAATTTCATTCAACCTATTCCACCTTTTGGCTATAGAAAAGTACGTTATGGCAAAGTAACCACTTTAGAACCCATAGAGGATGAAGCCAGAATCGTGCGAATAATATTCCAGAAGTATGCCGAAGGGAAAACAATATGTGGGGTTACAAACGAATTAAATGCAGAAGGATATATACCTCCTAGCAAGCAGATATGGACTAAAGGAAGCGTGAAACGGATTTTATCAAATCCTGTGTATGACGGAAAAATACGATGGGGATTTACCCCCAATAAAACGGTAATGGAAGATGGAAAATTAAAAAAATATCGCCCCGAAAGACACGATTATCTATTATTTGATGGGAAGCATGATGCAATAGTTAATCACGGTTTGTTTATGTCTGTTCAGGAACGTCTGTCTAAAAATAAATCCTTTACGAATGACCGCTCTTTAAAAAATCCACTTTACGGAATTATGTACTGTAAAAGATGCGGCAGAAAAATATCAAGACTAAATGTAGCAGAATCACGAGGAGGACATCGTTATGCATGCCCTAACAAATTATGCGATGTTCAGTCATCGAGATATGATTTAGTAATAGAGGCTGTTATTGACACAATTCAGTGTGCTATAGATGATTTTGATATTACCTTTCATGACTGTAATTCATCTGGTTCAGACGAAAAAATTAGAGAATTGCGTCAAGAATTAACTAGACTGAACAATAAAGAGGATACTTTATTTGAACTACTTGAAACAAAAGTATATTCAACCAGTGTTTTCACACAACGCCATGCAGAGTTAGAGAAAAAACGACAAGAAATCATTGGCAAAATCAACACCCTTTCCCTGATACCCCCTCCTGAATCTTGTAACGACAAGAAAATGCGTTTTAAAGATGCACTTCTTGCTTTAAAAGATGAATCTATGCCCCCAAAAGAAAAAAATCATTTATTAAAGAAATGTATAGAAAGAATTGATTATGATATAGAGGGAGTAAGATATCACTCAAAAGTCAAATTGGATGTTTATTTTAAATTTTAAGCGAGGTGTTTCAAAGTGCAGGAAAATGAAACTTATGCAATCTATTTGAGAAAGTCTCGTGCAGATAGCGAAAAATCTAGTTTAGAAGAAGTATTTGCAAAACACGAATCGGAACTCCAGTCACTCGCTGAACGCACTTTAGGCAATCGTATTCCTGAAGATAAAATCTTTCGAGAGGTTGTATCTGGCGAAACAATCACAGATAGACCTGTTATATCTCAGATATTAAAAGTGATGGAGTCAAAAAAAATTAAAGGGGTATTTGTTGTTGATCCACAACGTTTAACACGTGGAGATTTGCTTGATAAGGGGCATTTAATTAATGTATTTAAATATACTAATACAAAAATCATCACTCCTTATAAGACTTTTGATTTGAATAATGACTTTGATTTAAAGTTGTTCAAGATGGAATTAGATAAGGGTTCTGATTATCTTGAATATTATAAAATGATTCAAGCTAGGGGACGTATTGCTTCTGTAAGGTCCGGACAGTATATTGGGAGTACCGCTCCGTATGGTTACGATAAATATTCTTACAAAGAAAATAAGCACACAGTAAATACTTTGAAGCCTAATTCTGATGAGGCAACGGTTGTTCAGCTCATCTACCATTTATATGTAAATGAATCGCTGAGTTACGCTGCCATTGCAAACAAATTAAATACCATGAACATAAAACCTAGAAAATCTACCTCTTGGAGTCCATATAGTTTAAAAGAAATTTTACACAATCCGGTATATATTGGTAAGGTTAGATGGAATCGCAGGAAAACTGTAATGAAATATAAAAACGAATCTTTACTTAAAACAAGGCCTATAGCCTTGAATGATTCTATTATTTCAGATGGCATTCATGAAGCTATCATTGATGAAGCTCTTTTTGATTCTGCCCAGGAGTGCAACGGTAAGACTCCAAGAAATCATAGTAATAGTAAACTTATAAACCCTTTGGCCGGATTAATATTTTGCGGTAATTGTGGCCGAGCAATGAGTTACAAGACATATAAGAATAATGCCGGAAGCGAAAAGCAGTCTCCTCGATACTTATGCAATAATCAATCTAATTGCCATACTAAATCAGCAAAAGCAACAGATGTTATAAATCAAATAATTAGTGCTCTTGAATGCTATATTGAAGATTTTAAAGTTAAATTAGAAAATGATGACGGAAATTCCTTCAATGTTCGCTCTCAAATTATTTCTGTTTTAAACAAACAATTACAAGACCTAGAGGTTCGAGAAGAAACGCAATATGAAATGTTAGAAAACAAAATTTATACTCCAGAATTATTCAAAAAGCGGCGGCAAAAGTTATTAGAAGAGCGTGAAGTATTATTAGATAAACTTCAAGAAGCAAAGGTGCAAGAACCCGTTAAAATTGACTACCAAGAAAAAATTATATCCTTTACAGATACTGTGGAAGCCTTAAAGAATCCAGATATAGATATTTTACAAAAAAATATGCTACTAAAAAAATGTATAAAAAAAATAACATATACAACTGATAAGAAAAAAGGAAATCGTTGGAGAGAAAGCACTTTTGAGATTGATATAACTCCTCTTATTTAAATATTTTTATCAATTCCATCATAAGTGTGCTATTTCTATGGGAGGCTCCCAGGTATTTTTAGAACCAGGTGAAACCCAGAGCGTAGACACTATGATAAAATGTATTGCTGTCTCCTCCGCTAACGATGCATGTGTGGCGTATTCGCATAGTAGGAATTAATTTGCTACCTGAAATGGATTACGGAATCTGTAATAAATATCCAGTCCACCATCTTCATGAACTTCTATTTTTTCTATCAATTCAATAACCACATCTCTTGTAAGCTTCTCAATATTAATATAATCCTTAAAAGCTTCTACCCATTCATCATGCTGATTTTGAAGAGAATTCTCATCCGCTAACTTTGTAAGAATTTCTTCTTTCTGCCTTTCTAATTTGGATATTTCCTCTTCATATTCTGCAACATAGGAACGATATTCCTGTGGTGTAATCATCTCTTCTATATAGCCTGTGAACGCTCTCTTTTTAAACTTTTGGTATTTTTCCAATTCTGCATCTACTATCTGTATTTGCTTTTTATAAAATTGTTCCCGGCTATCTATCTTCTGGACTTTATCCAAATCGCTAATATCATCCTCTGTAAGTATCTTTCTTGCTTCATTCTTTATAGAAGATAAAACCGCTTCTTCCAGCTCCTCATTTTTAATCATATGACTTGGACAGTGCTTTTTCCCCATCGTTTTATATATCTTGCAAATATACCCGATACTGCCCTTTTTATTTTCTTTGGCATAAGCTCTATTCATAGCATGTTTACAATCGGCACAAAATAAAATACCTGCAAATATATTATCGCTATACTCTGTATTTACAGACTTTCTTTTTATTTTCTGTATTGCCTGAACTCTATCAAAGGTTTCCTGATCTATAATCGGTTCATGAGTATTATCTACAATAATCCACTGTTCTTTCGGCAAACGTCTCTTTTTCTTATCCTTATAAGAAATTTTTATATCCTTATGCTGTACCATTTTACCTAAATATGTCTGGTTATTTAAAATCGTATGTATTGTCTGATAACACCATGTCTTTGTTGTATCTTTTAATTTGCTGTTATAGTAATTTTGCTGTAGAACTCGCGTTTTATATAAAGACGGAATCAAAATATTTTCTGATGATAATATAGAAGCGATATGAGCTTTTCCATTTCCCTCTAAATATAATCGGAAAATCTTTCTCACAATACTTGCTGCATATTCATCTATTATTAAATGATTATGGTCTTCTGAATCTCTCATATATCCATAAGGACATGAAGAACCTACAAATTTACCCTGATTCATTTTGGAGAGGAATACGCTTCTTACATTCTTAGACAATGTCTCACAATACCATTCATTAGTAAGCCCCTTAACCTGTCTGGTCATCTTATTATTTTCATCCATCGTATCCACGCCATCTACAACACCAATAAACCGAACACCCCATAATGGCAGTTTGTGATGTAAATATTTTTCTGAATGTTCCAGATTTCGAGTAAATCTTGACTGGCTTTTCGCAATAATAGTACCAAAAAGCCCCCTCTCTGCATCCTGCATCATCTGAGAAAATCCCGGTCTGTCTTCATATAGTCCACTCTCATCATCATCGGAATATATTTTAACAACCTGAAAATTATGCCGTATTGCATAATTACTTAACATAATACGCTGATTAATAATACTTTCGCTATCATCCCCTTTATTCACTTTATTTCTGTCTTCTTTTGATAATCTTAGATATAATACTGCTTTATTGTTCATCTTTCACCTCATTAATATTATGATATCAGGGTCAAAAGGTCAAAACTCCGTTCATATTTCTGGATTACCTGCTCCATACAATCTTTCAAATTTTTATCACCATAAATCACATTTACTTTAATAACTCTACTTTTCTTTTTGCTCAT